ATACTCTTTCTTCTTCGGGGGAAAAGTTAATCAATCTGGATCAGATAAAGGTAGTGATGATGAAGATGAAAAGGAAGAAAAGGTCTTACGGCCTCCAACCGTCGAGTTACCTCTTGGCGGTTTGGTTGAAGATGATGATGATATTGAAGCTCAAAAACACATGGTTAAGTTTCAGGCACGCGAAGATGCTATCATTCGAAGAGCGTGGAGTGAGGTTTTACTCTACACTTATGAGATTGAAGGATTTCGAGCTTGGCTTAAGTGTTATTGGAAGTTAATTAGTGGTGATGAGGTGAAAGGCTTCTTCCCACGTTTAAACTATGCCATAACACTTCTTTGGACTGGTGGTGCTTTTGCTATTCGAGCCATTATTATTTTCATTCTACTCGGAATTTTTATTACCATAACCTTGGTCGTAATTTATCTCCGCCGTCGGAACACTAATAAACAGAACGAAGTTTATGTTCCCTCTGGCAGCTCTTTATTCGACCCAATGAAGCCAATTTTGGTTTGGGATGCTAACGCCTCCACTAAGAAGGTGGTTAAACCAGGAGATAATGATCTTCTGCAAAAACTACTTTCTGAACTAGAGGAACAAGGTTTCAAACCTACTGGTTTGCAGAATCAAAAGAAGATTTATTTCACTAAATCCAAACCCGAAGCTAATTTCGAGGCTAGTAATGGTGAAGAGTCCTACTTTGGTGACGCTAAGACCAGTCAAGAGGTGGTTGAGGACTTGGTTGATGCCCATGTTGATGTTGAAGATGCGATCTTCAAAGCAAACGTCAAGACGGAAATCATCATGTCTAATGTTGCTTCTGCTTTGGTTTCATTAACTGCTAGCGTGTCGTCTTTGGAGAAGTCAATGACTGCTCAGAAAACTGTTGGTAATGACGTTCAAAAGTCTATCGACAAGATTCTAACTCAATTGGCAACCCCAATCCCGGCACCAACCAGTAGTTCCGTTCCTAAGAAAAAGAAGGGAAAGAAAGGTAAGGAAGAGGAGACTGCTTTAGGTCCTGAACCAATTCCTAAGAACCATTCTACTCTTCCCCTCTTTGTTGAGGAAGATGGAAAAGATCGCTTTGTTGAAAACATCACGGCCGTTGGGCCCGTTCTCATTTCCACCGCTCACCACAAAAAGACCACGGCTAAGTACTCTATTCATTATTTGGGGGCTGTTTATTCCTTGGACTCACCGACTATTGTCCCTGATGAAAAGGGTGAACCTCTTCTGGATATTTTTAGATTTACTAAAACTGCTGTGATTAGTGGTATGAAGGTAGAAGGCGAACCTTTGAAATCCTTAAAGTTGTGGAGTTCCACTCCCACTTCTTTAGATCCTCCTTTGGGGTCTCAGGTTTACTGTTATTACTGGACTCCTGATCTGGAACTGAAATGCAGTACTGGCATCTACTTGGGCCTCGATAGTGCTGGCGAAGCAAAGATTGCTGAGAGCTTCACTATAAATGGAACTTGTGGTGCCGTGTGGTGCATGCGTTCCAGTGGTCGCGCTATAGCACTTCACGCTCGTGGTGGTGTGGGTAATTCAAATGAGAATAAAGTTAATTTTGGTATTCCCCTTTGGAAACCTGCCGTCCGCGATTTTGTGCTTATGTCAAAAAACTAATAGTTGGTCCGGCCCTGCCGCCGGCTCCGGGTGTCCTTCAGTGCGCTAGACCCGAGAACCCTCTTGCTGTTCAATTATCCCATATGGATTTTTACGGTAAGGTGGCGGCACCGGTACACTACGCGAATAAGCGTGGGCCGGACCCAAATGTTGTTAGTGTTTTTGAGCGTGACCTTCCTGAAATCATAGCTGATTTTGGGTCTAATCCTCTTGAGGATTGGGCTCTAGCAGCGTGTTCTATGGATTCGGTTTATTTAAATGTTGCTAAGTACCAGCGTTCCCAGCCTAGCAACTATGATCCGAATGCGTGGAGAAAGGCTGTGGACACGACGTTATCTTATCTTCAGATGGCTTGCCACAATCCGAGAGAAATTACCTTTGAGGAGGCGCTACAGGTTTTTCCAAAACCGACATCCGCGGGTGTCACCATGTCAAAGTGGGGGCATTCAAAGAAAGAAGTTTTGGAGAATCCAGAAGCAGTCGAGCATATGCGTTTGTTCGATATTAATCCTACTTATCGTACTCTCCAACGTGGTGTGCCAAAAGAAGAAATCAGACCCATGGGGAAAGTTCTTCAAAACTTGAATCGTAGTATTCTTGTTGTGGGAATGGACCACATGGTGACGGGATTTCGTCTTTGGTGGGACATGAACCGCATGATCGTTGATTACTGGTATCAAGAGCAATTTCCGATCAAGTTTGGTTTTACGCCTTTCTACGGGGGCTGGCATTTGCTGACCATGCCGTTGATTGGTCGTCCTTCTAATTCTTATGATGTTTCCTTGCGTGATTCTTCATTGAGTCGCCTTCATTTTGAGGCCATCCTCAAAGTGCGGCTCTCACTTATGGTAAACCACGACGCGAAGTTTAAATCTCGCGCTTGTGGAAGCTACGGTGATAGCACGTTTGGCTTGATCACTATGCCAGACGGATACATCTTTGAAAAAGACACCGGTAATTCTACTGGTGGCCATAATACTATTAGTGATAATTCAATCGGGTCACTTCTTGAAGTATGTTATGTATTTCATAAGTTGTTTCCCGCGTGGTCTAGTGCTGAACTACGTAAAAATCTTCTGTTGCAAATTGTCGGTGACGACGTTCGAATTTCTCCCACGAAAGAGATTGCAAGTTTAGTAACCCCAGGTCAAATAAAATTGATTTTGGAGAAAGACTTGTTAGTTACGATTAACTGGGAGTTTGATGAATGGCGCTCCGTGATGGATTACCCTTGGTTGTCCATGAAGACTGCAGTTTACGGTCCGAACTGGCTCGTTCCTGTCCCTGCCGAACCTACGAAACTGTTGGCTTCCTATTACTATGGAAGAGAGAACTACAAGCCACTTGACACTCTTCGCCGCTTGGTGAATTTTCGAATGTTGTCTTTTACTGACCCTCGTCTTTTCAAATATTTTGATCGTTGGACTTGGGAGTTGGTGAAACAACATAACAATTTTTACTCGAGTGAAAAAGAGTGGGTGGATATTGTGGCCTCAATCATGCCCACCACCTCTTTGGAGCATTTATATTTGGGTTGGGAGTCGGGTTCGGCTCCTGTATCTCCAACTTTGTATTACGACGACTGTATGGATCAAGACTTTGGTCCTTGGTTAAGTTCGCTACGGCCGACTGTCGTACCACTAGTGGAGAGAAAGCCTGACAACTTCACTAAGGTGGATCAGTCATACTCTGGGAAGAGGGAGAACGTTGTGGAAAAACCTCACCCAATCCTGCTTGTGCTTGCACTTGTTGTTTGGTTGTTGTATATCTACTTGGCTTTTAATTTTCCTATTGGTGTTGACTCTGCTTTAGTTAGCTTTGCAAACCGAGCCGACCCAGAGTTGGCTTTGCCTTCTCGTGAACCTGACGCTATCAGTCGTTGGGGTAATGGGGGCTCTTGTTTGTATCGAGTGAACTGGCGAAGCTGGGAGGTACAGCCCGGTGTTCATACTTGCTATCTTGAAATGACTAAACCAACTAAAACTAAGAAACCAAAAACTCCTGAACAAAAAGCTAAAAGAAAAGCAGCTCGCAAAAGACGCGAACAACGTCATAAAGCGGCTGTTACGGAGCTCAAAGGTAAAGGTGACTACTCTAGTCGCCGCCGAGTAGCTCCGTTTTCCGGGTCCCTAAAAGGACGTGGAGATTTCTTTGGTGATTTGTGGGATACTGCTAAGAACATTGCGGGTAAAGGTATCAAAGCTGCTGGATGGGTTGCTGATAACGCGACTTGGCTGGCTCCTTTGGTAGGTATGGGCGATTACCAAGTCGGCCCTACTCCTCGCCATAACTCCATTTTTCGCGGCAGTATGGTTCCTGTGATAAAAAATTCGTTTATTCCCACGATTGTTCGACATCGTGAGTATCTTGGTGAGATTAAGTCTTACTCTGGTACTGGTGGAACGTCTATTCAAGTTCAGTCTTTTAATGTAAATCCTGGCCTTGCGGGATCGGCGCCTTGGCTAGCTGGCATAGCTAGTCAATTTCAAGAGTACTTTTTATTGGGTGGAGCTTTCGAAGTGACGAGTGAACAAACCGCTATTAGCACCGATTCTGTCGGCACTGTAGTTGTAGCTCCTCGTTATGACGTCACTCTTCCTGCGCCTGTCTCCTCTGTTCAAATATTGAACACTGAAGGTAAGGTCGATGGTCGTCCTATAGATAATCTTTTGATGGCCATCGAATGCGACCCGGCGACACGCCCGACCGCGGTTCTTCAGGTGCGAACTGGGGCTCTCCCAGCTAGCGCTGCTCTTCAACTATTCGACCATTGTGTAGTTGACGTGATGAACTGGGGCCAAGCGGATAGCACGAAGACTATTGGCCACATGTGGCTTATCTTGGAAGTTGGCTTATTGATGCCTGTTGATTTGGATGCTACTAATGGTGATGTGCTTTCAGACCACTGGCAGTTGACAACCGTTACAAGTGCTAACAACCTAGGTACCACTGCTGCCGATATTTCAACCGCATCACTTGGGGGAACTGTGACACCCGGCTCTACTGCTAAGTACACTTTTCCTGCTTATGTGAATGCTGGCGCTTATTTGGTTGCGTTAAACTATGGCCACTCCAGTTCAGCTACAGTGACGGCACCTACTATTACTTGTACCAATTGCACGAAACTTCAAATGTGGGCGACTAGTGCTGGATTTGATGTTGCTACCGCGGGGACTGCTCCCCCGGCTGGCACATCAACTGGCACTCAGACCGCCGTGTTTGTGGTTACTGTGAATGATACGATTGCGTCCTTTACTGTTACTGGTCTCACCTTTGCAGGTACTTGCTATGGTGATCTCGTTGTCACTCCTTACAACGGGAACATGCTTACTCTCACTCGATCAAAACATCGATGGGCATCCCACTGGGCTGCCCTTGATCGTGAAGAAAAAGTGAGAAATCGTGTAACTGAGGAAATCTCGGAGCGAACCACACGCCGAATTATTGAAGAACTGCTCGGCCTTCGTGTTGTGGAATTGTCAGATGATGAGAAAGAGTTTGACAAGGTGTCGCCCCGATCAGTGCGTGAGAAAGTTGTGTCCAAACTTTATGAGTCTGGGCTTGACATATCTGCATTGAAAAACCTCCCGTCCGTGCAGGCGGCAGCTCCGAAGGGAGCGCCCCGACATGGCTAGGAGTCGAGATTCTTTTGGGAAAGGGTTTAAGATTGTGGTCGGAAACTTTACTTTGGAGGAAGCTAAAATGTGTGTTGTGGAGTTGTTTATGGCCCTAAAGGATGCGTGTCCTACTATTTCTTTTGGGTTTAAACTTCATCACGAACCTGAAGAGAACCCTCCTTTTGGTATCGTTGTTAAGACCGTTTTTCCCTACCCCAGATCGTTGGCAAGTGTTGTGAGGTTGGCACAAGAAGTTGTAGCGAATACCCAGTCCTCTGATGATTCGTTACAATTGTATTGTTCTACCTTGTTTAACGCCTCTGCCTACAGCGATGAACTAAAAGAACTTTAGACGTAGTCGTTGTTGATCATTTGTTTCGAACACTTCTGTTCTAGTGATTAGATTCAAAAAAAA